TTATTTTCCGCCGTTCATCCGCCACAGCATCGTCCAAACCTCTTCCCGGGTTACGCCGTCCCGCGGCCGGGTGCCGTCGGTAATGCCTGCCGACACGGCCCAATCACGGGCTGCACGCGCCCACTCGGACACAGTATCGACCGGGGCAGGTACAACCGCAGCGGGCAGCCCGAAAGCCTCAGCGACGCCGTCAGCGGTGGCCGTGGCGATCTGCTCCAAGAATGCCTCCGTTTTGAGCAGGGCGGCATCCTTGGCCGTGTCGATAAAGCCGTATTCGAGCAGCGCCGCGGGCATGTTCGTCTCCCGCAGCACCGCCAGGTTGGCCTGCTTGCGGCCGCGGTCAGGCAGACCGGAGGCGACGAACGCCGCTGCTACCTTGCGATGGATGACGTTCCGGAGAGCGGCCGTAGCGCCGCTGGTGCCAGTATACGTAAACGACTCAAAGCCCGTACCTCCGCCGGCATTAATATGGATGCTGAGGAAATAGTCGACCTTGGCGGTGTTTGCGGCTCGAGCCCGGTCGCTCAGCTCTACAAACGTATCGTCCGTCCGGGTGTACCGCACGTCCGCACCGCGAGCGGCCAGCAGTTGCCCGATCCGAAGGGCAAGCTTGAGCGTCAGATCCTTTTCGCGCAGCCCGTTGCCGATTGCACCCGGGTCCTTCCCGCCGTGTCCTGCATCGATCATGATTTTCATTTCGGCTCACCTCTCCCTCTCAGCACTTCAACGGCCTGCTTCACGATCGGCGGGATCGGCGCTCCGAGCTTGCCGCCATTTTCGATGATGGACAATAGCTCATTGGCGATGTAAAAATACGCGATCGCATCCCGAAACAGATGCGCGTCGCCCAGCACGCGATCCACCAGGTGCCCTGCCGCCACCATCGCGAAAATGAACACCTTGCGGGCAATGCCGATTAGTCCCTTAGTGCTTCGCAGCTCCCCGGCCGCTCCCGCCGCCGCCATGCCGGTAAAATAGTCAATGACGACGAAAATAAGCAGCGCATTTAAAATGGCCGACCAACCCCCGAAAAAGTATGTCGTAGCACTCGAAAAGGCCGCCACTCCCCATTTAACAAGCAAATACCATCTTTCCATGGCACCAATCCCTTTCCGCCCTTTCGGGCAATAAAATAGCTACGCACACTGCGGAGCTGATTATTCTTCCGATGCTGTATCCGTTTCTTCTGGTTGTGATTCTTCCGGCACTTCCGTCGCCTCCACGGCCACCGCTCCGTAAGCCGTAAAATCCGGCCCGGTGCAGCGGATTGTGTACGTGCCAGCCTTGTCCGCCGTAAAGGTGTATGTCGCGCTGCCGTCAACAGCGTGCACGGTCAGCTTTTTACCGGCGACATCCAGCTCGACATCACCGCTGTACATGGACGGCTGATCATCCCACGTCTTGATCATAATCGCCACCGTCGCCTCGTCGGCTCCGTCCGCTACGATCTCCGTCTTGTCGACGGTCAGGATCGTCTTGTAGCCGACAAACTCGCCGTCGATGTATTTGCAGCCGAGTAGTCGCGTGTCTTGTGTGTTGATCGGTACCATGATGGATACGAGCTGCGACACGGATACGACGCGTCCGCTTTGGATTTCTGCGTAATAATAATAGCTCATGTTTAGTCCTCCCTTAGTAAGATTCAATGACTTCCCAGGATATAGGTCTCAAATCATCGCCACCAGGTGTGCGGTTCACTGGCAGCGTCCACTCGACGCGAATTGTTGTAGCGCTAATTAATCTAATTGACACGTTATGCAAATCAATCGTTGGGTTGCCGACCACCCCTACGTAAGATGCGCTCGTTAGCAAGTTTAGCTGCGCCTTAGCCGGATTGACCGCGCTGATTGAGATGTCGTGATATCTGCTGGCGTTATTAGTGCCGAAGTTTACTGACGTATACCCACGTTGTACACCTTTAATCCCTCCCACGGGTGTCCACACCCCCCCATTGTTGTATTCGAGCACGCCGTTGTTGACGCGCAGCATTGAGGCGTCCCAGACTCGATTTCCGTCAGCAGTTAACGGGCCGCCAACGTTAACGCCATTTGCAAAATCCCGATTAAAATTGATGCTTAAATAGTTACCGTCTGCCGTGTTGAAGGCAACCAACGCTCTCTTCCCGTGCGCTGCAAAGTCACGTCCGTTTGTTTGCCAAATGCCTCGGCTAAGGACAAAATCCACAGAATGAAGCCCGTCGAGCGTATCCGCATCGAGGCCGCTACCGGAGCCGTCATTGATCGCATTCCAGACTCGGGCCCCTTTAAAAAACATATCGTCAGGCCTGATACGTACACGATTTTCCCAATTCTGCATTATGCGTAGTTCATCGTTATAAACGTCAATAATCCAAAGCGGATTCCCATTCGATCCGTCCATTTGGATTTGACCGCCTTCGCCGGTATCGTTTTCCTTTCGGATAGTCAGCGTTGATGGAACAGACAGCGGTCCAGTCATCGTGCCGCCAGTTTTCGGCACAGCCGCATCTGCTGTAGCTTGTGCAGTCGCTATCCCCTGCTCGATCTTGTTCATGTTCCCCGCGCTAACCGGAGTACCCGGTTCATACACCGTCCCCGGCGCAGGGATAAGCGTCACCGTGCCGTCAGGGTTTTGCTGCAGGTTGTACGTCCTCGGCCGCTCAACGGCACGATCTTTCCAATCTGTCTTTACGTAAGGCATTAGTAAATATCACCGTCCTCTCCAGCGCTGAATGTGCCGCAGTACCTCAGATTGTTGATTGTCTTAAGGAGCAGATCGTACAGGAGCGCCAGGTTTCGCTCCAGCCGGATCGCGTCCCGGTAGTCAAAAACCTGACCGGACCGCCAATTAAGTTTTGGCGTCTCCCAGCCGACGGGAGCATAAAAGTTATCGGCCAGGTACTTGATGTTACCCTCGATCCGATTGAGCGAGTCAAAAAACTCAATCTGGCGCATATCGCGATTAGTCACGGTCGTGATGGTGATCGGTCGCCCGGCATACTCGGCCAGGATCTCTGCAATGACGCCGGAGTTATTTTCGACGCGGTTGAGGTCGCCGAAATTATAATAATCCTCGTCATCCCAATCCGTTTTTGGGTTAATCCATGTTGCCATCAGATCGACCCCTTGCTCTTTGTTTTACCGGCCAGATAGCCTCTGTACTCATATTCTTGATAAGTGATCCGGCTTTGCTTATTGACTCCGTATGCGTCCTCAATGGTGACGATATCATTGCACTCCAAGGCCGGATTCTGCCTCCAATTGACGTCATACAGGGCCCGCTTGTTGGCCTCAGCCATGATCCAGTTAGCGACGGCCTGGGCATGAGCCTGGGTGTTGATCAACGTGTTTTCGATCTTAAGAGTTGCCCCGTCCGGTTCCGCGCCGGTCAGGACAACCGTGCCGGCGACCGTATCGACGCTGCTGTAGTAGTTTACCTCGACACGACTAACGAGCTTTTCGAGCTTAATCTGCGGCTCCTGATAGATATTGTCAAAGTCGATCGTATCCACGGGCGATCCGGTCGACAGCCGTACGATATTAATAAAGTCGTCCCTGCTCCCAAACATGGCGCATTGGCCGGCGACGGCGATATTTTGGAGTAGCTGCCTGTAGGACTGCTTTCGGTACATGCCCTGCGTCGTGATGGACGCAAGCGCCGGGTCAAGCCGATAGTTTTCGATGTCCGCTAGGTCCAGCACATATAGCGCCAAGTCTCGCAGGTTTGTGCTTTGAGGGGACAGGCTCTCAATCTCGATGGCCGGAATAAAGTCGATCCGGTTGCGCGCCGTAAAAGTCGTCGTTAGCGCCCCCTCGTCGCTCTGCCACTCGTACAGATAGTACGTACCGACGTTGACCCACTCATAAGTGCTTGGCGCTACCATAACGGCCAGCTCAGCGACCATAGCCTGGCGGCGTTGGAGGTAGCGATAAAACCCATCTGGATTCAGGATGTTAAACTCGCGGCTGCTGTTATCGACGATGAATTTAAACTCGCTCGACGGTACCGTGGCCGATGTCGTGTCCAGCTGCTCGACCAGGCTCAGGCTGATAAGCTCGTCATCCCCGTATTCCCTCACCACTCCAAAACTGACTTCCGTCACTTTGGCACGCCGGTTTGGCTTGCACCACCGCAGCAGCGTGACCGTAATGCGCCGGTAGTCGGCCAGCTGCTCCCGGTCGATGACGTAGCGACTTAAATCGTTGTCGCGGACGTTAAACGTCTTAATGATGCCGCCGCTGCCGTCGTACACTACGATGTCAAAATCAGTCGCGTATTCGCCGGCCGGCGTATCAAAAGTCAGTGTGAGGCCGATGGACGAGTGAGGCTCCGTAAACGAAAAATCAAGTACCTGGGCCGGCGAAAACGCCCCGTCAGCGCCGGAAAAAGTGTTGGAATACCAACCGACCTCAAATCCCGGCTCCGATGTCCTGGGCGGCAGCACAAACGACCCATCCAGCCGCCAATAGTCGGGCTCAAACGTAGCGTAAGCCGGACGGTCGCGCGTCTGGTTGGTAAGCTGCGCCTTGCGACTGATCTCGGCCTCGCTGGTAACGGTCACGCTGGCATCGTCGGCCGCTGTAACGTCGCTGATATCAAAGGTGACGCGGCCAGATGTCCGCCGCGACGGTGCATACACTGCTGCCTTAAATGCTGGACTGGTTTGGATCATCTGCCTCGCCTCCTATCGCTCGATAATGTTGCACTTGATGTCGACCCAGCGGGGCACGCCATTAATGTAATCGAGAGCCCCGACGGATCGGTCACCAGCGTAAAAAGTACCGGTGCGCGTTCGGTTGTCGTGAGGGTCGATAAACTCGACGTCGAAAAAATTATTGGACAAGGCTTGGAGCAGCCGCTGTAGCTCATCGTTGGGGAGATATTTCCACGCCATCTCAAGCTTGCGCTTTGTGGCAATTATCTCCTTGATAAGCGTGCCGCGGGCATTACGCTCGGCTTTGGATAGGTCCATCTCGCCCCATTTGTACTCCGATGGTGTCGGCATCTGCGACCCGTTGATTTTAAGCATGTCCGACCCTCCTTAAACCTCTCGTATAACGGTCGGCCCCTGGCGCTGCTGCTCCCGCTGCGTGTACGGCAGCAGGACCCTAGCCAGAGTCGCCCCGTCCAGGTTGACGACGATGTCCCCGCCGGTGCCGGCTGCCTGGTTGCCTGCGCCGGCCATCTGCATCGCTGTGACGACGGCAGTCCCGACCGCGCTGCCGATCGCATCCACAAAAGACGTATCCTCCAGCGGCACAACGGCCTCCGTCCCTGCTTCGCCGATCATTGCGAGCGTTGGGCTGGACACAATGCCGCCTTTAGCCATCTGCGGCACAGCGCCTAGGCCTTTGACGGAGTTAATCAAGTCGTCAAGCCACTTAGATATAGCGCTGGCTGCCTTGCTCGCACCTGCAACGCCGAGTCGGCCTGCATTGGCTGCTCCCGCGCCGGGGATCAGGACTTGCTCCGAGATAGGTTTGAGCGGCTCCGAGATGTTTTCGGATATCCACTGCGCCGCAGCCACATACCCCTCGAAAAGCCCCTTTAAGGCATCGACAGCCGGCGTGTCAAGCGTGTCATTAACCCGCTGCCGGAACGACGGCTCCGGTGCTGGCGCCGGTGCCGTCACTGGAGCGCTGACGTAGTCGTAGGTGTTAGCTCTCGACCTAGACCGGGAGCCGGACAGTTCTGATTGCAGAGACGCCCAGGCGCTGATGATCTCGTTGATCTCACGAATGATCGACCGGGCGGTCTGCTGGACTTTGGACAACATGCCCTCCAGAGCATCGGCCCAAGCCGACTTTATTGTCGCAAGTGCTGGAGCTACACCTAGGACAGCCATACCGATCATACCCCAGCCTGCCTCCAGATATGGCCTGTAAGCGTTGAGCTTAGACTGCATGTCATTGAGCGTATCGTGCCATAGCGTCCTGATGCTCGCTAGCGGCGTGGCGGTTTGCTGGATAATGTTTTGGATCAACTGCCACCCGTACTCAAGGTACGGTCGGAAGGCGTTAAGCTGTGTCTGCATGTACAGTAGCGTCATCTGCCAAGCCGTGCGAATGTTTGATAACGGCACCTCGGTCTGCTGTACGACAGTCTGCATCGACCGCCAGTCCGCCTCAATGGTTGGCCGGTGTAGGTTGAGCTGCGACCGCATATAGTCCAACGTCATCTGCCAAGCGTTACGCACAATGCCTAGCGGCACCTCAGTCTGCTGTACGACAGTCTGCATCGACCACCAGCCGAGCTCAATCTGCGGTCGGTAGGCGTTAAGTTGAGACAGCATGTAATCCAGTGTAAATTGCCAATTTGCCCGCAGGTTGGCGAGAGGGTTAGCTAGCTGCTGGATCGCTTTTTGTAGCGATGACCAGTCCGGTACCATGGCAGACACGTAGCCTCTCAAAGTGGATTGCATACCCGCCAAGGACTCAGACCACAGCGCGCGGACAGACGCCAAAGGCACCTCAGTCTGCTGGATAATTTGTTGGATTGCTTGCCACTCTGGAGTGATTGCCGACCTAAAAGCTGCTGTCTGCGTGACAACCCCTTGCCACATGCTATCCCACATCCGCTTAACTTTAGCTGTCATCTCCGTTACGGTTGACACAACAGCCGTAGCCACCGCACCGATGCCTGCATCCGGCGGCACTGGCGGATCGAACTCGAGCCTTAGCCTGGGCAGCTCTGGTAACTTGGGCACCTCAAAACCGTCACGGCCGGAGCCTCCGCTGCCACCACCGGACCCGCCTAGCCCACCGGAGCCTCCGCTGCCGCCCGAACCTCCGCCGCTACCGTAGTCGCCGATCTGGTTAATCTCGTCAAACGCTGCGAGCTGATTGCGAGCTTTAGCAGCCGATTTAGCCAAATCGTCGTAAGATTTACTTTGATCGTTGACGGCATCAGTCTGTTTGTCCGTGCCTTTGGTCATTTCGTCATAATCCCAACCGCGGAGCCAATACGCAAAACGGGCGAGTTGCTCGGTAAGGTACGCCACTCCCTCAGCCATCCGGGTCAGCGCCGGTAGGACGGCATCCCAGATCGGCAGAAACGCTTGGGATAGGTTAAGCTTGATGTCCTTAAGCTGGCCGATAAGATTGCCTTGACGAGTCATGACGTTTTGCTGGAGCTGATTGCCGTAGCGTGCATACGCCTGCTCCAGTATGGCCGCAAGCCTGATCTGCTGCTGCACTTGGAAATTGAGCTGATCCCAAGACTTGCCGTTCGCAAACTTTTTAAAGGCATTGGTCGACTCGATCATCGAGACATTTACGAAGATTCCGAGGTCTTCTCATTATGTTATCGCAGAAGCTTTTTATCTTCTGCTTCCGGGGGTTTCCCCCATCGTCATTAGGCTACTGCTGGTCGATTCCAGCCCGGTTCAGCGTACATTTTCACCCTCGACTTTACGTTAGGGGTCGGAGACTCTTGGCAGGATTATTGCTCCCTTAGCGCTCACCTGCTACGCGTTACGGTGCCGGGTGGTGTTCCCGGTTACCTCGGTATTAGCATGTCAGGGAAATAAAAAGAATCCTGTGCGGTCAGGATTCGTTGAAAATATAACCTTTATATGATTTCCACTTTCCATTCAAAACGGCACAAATTCCTGTTCGGTTGAAACCGTGTTGCTCAGCCTCTTTTCTACTGCTGAACCGAAGCACCTCACCAGTTTCAACGTGGGTTGCCGTCAAAGGTTTGGGAGGGCGTCTTGTCATCCCTTTAAACCTATCGCTTAGCATCTTCTTATGCTCTTCAGAATGTTTTCGTCCGAAAAAGGAATTCGCCTCTCCTGTCCTTCGCGAAGCAATTTCGCTCATTTTTCTTCTAAAGTCAGAATCTCGACGTTTTCCTGTGTTGGACTTACTTCTTTTAGCGATAGCTTCGGGAGAATTGACAAAAAACTTCACTTTCCTGTGGTAATGAACCTTGTTTAAGCGTCCGATTTTCTGCCTGGTCTCATCAGATAGTTTCTTATGACGATTCCCGCCGTTTTCGAGATTAAACCCCTTCATCTTATTGGTGGAATCATAGAAGTCTATCCAGTGCCTTTCTCTTTCGTCGGCGGCTTCCTGCGAACACTGTTCGACGACCGTGAATTTGAAGTTCGCTTCTCCAAATTTTCTCCATGCTCGTTGTAAGTGCGTGGAATGGTGTATCCCTCGACGCAATTCGTACTTATGCTCATCCCATCGCTTACGCCTATTTTTAGTTTGGCCGATATAAACCTTTCCATTAGCCAAACATTCGATTTTGTAAATCGTGATTTTGGGCATAACAAATACACCGCCTATCGTGTAATTTGCCTATTATGAATTGCAAGGGAAAGCGTCTTAGGCTGGACGCCTTTCAGTTCGGGTAGCTAATCCGAACCTATCCCTTACCCGCATTATACCATAAATCCCCTGATTTAGCCTCTACCGATTTTCCCCGATTTCTTGCAACGTATTTCTACGCTGCGGCGACAGAAATGTTTATCGCCTCTGTATTACCAAGCAGACCGGAGCGCATGCGCTCCAACGTATCCTCTATGGATCGGCCCGTCGCCGACGCCACGACACGGGTTGCTTGCGTGAGCTGCTGCACCTCTTGCTGCAAGGTTTTAGTGTCCTTGATAAAGGATGACAGCAGGACGCTGTACGTCGCCCCCATCTCTGCAGCCTCTGTTTTGGCGAGGCCCTGAGCCCTGGCCCAGTCCATAAAATCCCGCGATCCGCCTTTAAGCTGCATGTTGAGGCGCCCTATGGTCGCCTCAAACTTTACAGCCTCCTGAGCAGCCACTCCAATCGCACCGACCATTGCGCCAAGTGCTGCGGTGACGACGCCTATCGCTAGACCCATCGGGCCGAGAGCGGCAGCGGCGCCGCCTGCAGCCGTACCGAGCCCGGCAAGACTCGCCGTAGCTGCACCGACCGCAGGGCGCAGCGCAGACAACCCGGACACGATGCCGCCGAGCCCTTTAGCACCTCGTAGCTCAGATACAGCCGAGGTTACGGAGGAGCTGGCAGTTTTAAAGCTGTCTCGCATACCGCCGAGCCCGCGCTTGCCGCTGACTGCGCTAACGGTGCGCTCCGTGTCCCGGCGAAACCGAGATAGCTCCCGAGTCGCACCATCCATGGATTTTTTAGCGGAGCTGTAGTCAGCCCCTATCCGTATCATTAGGTTGCGTACAACCGCCATTTTTGCCTCTCCTCTCCGTCAGCGCTCGGTGTATCATCTTGGTGATCGCAAGCATCTGCTCCGGCGTCTGCACCTTAGCCGCAGCACGCGGGCGGCTGTCCTCCAGCACCTTTTTAAGCTTGGGCAACTTACGTGTCCGCTGCCATGCTGCAGTCAGATAGGCCTGCGTGAGCATCTGCTCGCGCTCCTGCTGACGTCGATCATTGTAAGCCTCGACGGCGAGCATAAGCTCGTGTGGCGTTATCTCGTTGTACTCTGCAACGGACATGCCGCAGCGGAGCGCCACCTTTAAGCTTTCGGCGAAGTCGAATCTTTTTCGCTGGCCCGCGGCTGCTGCGCCGGTTGCTGCTGGTTTCCCGCTTGATCCTGACCCGGCTCCGCCCCAAAAGCCGCAAGAAAAGCCTTGGTGACAGCATCAATGACATGCTTGTAGCTAGGTGCCATGTCGATCAAATCCTCGATCTGCTCCAGCTTGAGCGTCTCGGCGTTGTCCCGCGCATCTTTAAGCAGGCCGCAGTAAATGAGCTTTTCCACAAGCTCGAAATTGCCGAGCCCTTCCTGCTCGATCTCCTCCAGTGATTTGCCCGTCAGTGCGACCAACGTTTTGAGCGCTTTGTACCCGTAACGGAGCTCGCGCGGGCGATCCAACTGGACAAATACAACGTCGCTACTATTCATGTTACGTCCCCTCTCGTATGGTAAATTAATCCGGCGTATGGTAATATTGAGGTAAAACCTTTGCCGGAGGTGCTGCTGGTGAAATGGTACTTTTTAACTAAAATTTTGATTTTCATTACTTTCTTGGTTATGTGGGGAGCCGACGCTAAAACGGACGCCTTCCTTGGCATCGCGATCTTGCTGGACTTTACGATAGTTCCCATAATTTTCCTGATCATCTTCCGCAAACGCAGACTTGCGCCAGGTGAGTACCGGGTCAAACCGGAAGGAAGAAGACTCTAAAGAGCCCGGATAGATATATCTCCGGGCTCTTTCATTTTTTTAGTTACCCCCACCGCTACTAGGAAGTGTCAGCGTCGGCTGGCCGGTTACACGGATCGTCACCTCGAAGCCGATGGCCTCCTCAAGCTCGGTGGTAACTGTAAAATTTTTAACGAAACCCTCAAAAGCCCAGGATGCGCCCATCGGGTACTCGATCTCACACTCCTGTATCTCCCCGGACTCCAGCGCGGCATAGGCAGCCGCCTGACCGGCATCAGTCGGCACGAAATATCCCGACAGGGTAACCTCCCCGGCATCCTTAAAGCCGGAAATGTACTCCCGGTACGCCCCAACGCTGTCGAGCGTCGTAACGTCAATTTCCTCCGTGTCGACGTTGGGCGACCCGATTGCAGTCAAGTCGCCGATAGGAGTCGTCCCAAGCTTAAATGTTGTGCCGATCGATCTTGTTGCTCTTTTGGTCATGTCTCATCCTCCTCATTAAAATAAACCGTAAACTCGATCATGCAGCGATAAAGCCCCGGCTGGTTTTCATAGATTTCAACAGGGTCTTGTCGATATGTCAGTTCCTCGATAAACGGGCCGTCAGTGCCGATAACCCGGCCCTCCATACCGATAAGTAAGGCGCTCACCTGTCTCGCGATCGCCTTCATGTCGCCGTATCGGGCGGCTACGATATTAACCTCAGCGTGGACGGCCTTGCTCTGCATGTACCCGTCCAGCGCCTTATCCCGCAGCCCCTCGCTGCTGGCATAGATCAAATATGGCACTCCCTGCCCGGCGGTCGCCTCAGGCGCTGTCAGCGGATATACGCGGTTTTCGAGGGCGACAATGTTGGTTTTCAGCTCATGAGTCAATGCTGCTTCAAAATCCATGATTAACCTCTCTTTTGCAGGGCTTTGTCGACTTCTCTCCCTGTCACTTCAAGGATTTTTCGTTCAACGGCCTTCTTGTTATCGTCGGCCGCACGGCGGAGATATCGATATCCCGGGATGTAACGGCCGTCGACAGTCAAATAGCCGTATTCTTGCGACGCCGGGTAATATGACCGCTTGCCGCCTTTACTCTCTTTGACGAAGACGCTATTCATGGCTCGGTCAAACGTCACCTCGTATACGGCTTTGCCCTTGGTCCGGCTACGCTCCCGCTTCATGACGATTCCGCGCTTAAGATCTCCCGTATCCACTGGAGCGTTGCGCTTGGCGGCTCTCAGGGCAATTGTACCACCGGCGCGCGCCGACTTGGTGGCGACCGTCTGCGGGACTCGTCCGAGCGCTCGAAACGACTGCTCCAACTCGCGCATACCTTTGATATCCCTATGACGTGCCATGTCATTGCCGCCACAATGTCACCTGGAAGCCGGTGACCCTCTGCCATTCCTTCTTTCCTATCCGCCACTTGAAGGAGTGCTTAAGAATAGCATTGACCATTCGTTCGGCAGTTTTGAGCGGAATAATGCGGCAAACCGCGATGAAATAGACCGATTTTATCGCTGGTTTCCACCACCATGCGGACTTAAAACAAACCTTAATATCCATAGTCACTGTCGCTCCTTACACATAAGCTGCAGTTCCTTCTTGCCGAGCTCCGGATGAATGATATGGAGGATCTCAAACTCCGTTTCCCCATGCTTCACTCGCATCGTGCGATCGATCCCCTCACGGTACCGGATCCGGATTCGCGTCGTCACTTCGGCATGCTCACTCATGGCCGAGAAATACTCCCGGCCTCTAAGCGGTTCGATAGCAGCCCAAACCGTTGCGACCGGTATAGGCTCATCCAGCGGCTGGCCGTACTCGTCCACATCATCCGGACCCGGCGGACGCAGAATTGTAACGCGCTTGTTGAGGCGGTTGACGAGTAGCTTGTTTGTCATAAGCGCACCTAGCTTTTGAGCTGCCGCAGATAACCGGCGACGCGCCTAGCCATCAGATCGTGACCCGCATCGTTTGGGTGCACTCCATCGGGGATAAGGGCCGTCTTTTGCGCTGGGATCGCAGGACAGATAGCAAGCTCCCTATAATTGTCCAGCGTCGGTATGCCGTAAAATCCGCAAACCTCTTTGATGATATCGACATAATCCTGCAGGGTGAGGCCGTTGCCGTTTTTGGCATCCGGCGCGTCCAGCGGCGGGTAACTCCGCTTGATTGGCGTTAAAAAGAGCAGCTGCTTACCCGTGTACTTGTCGAGGAGCCCAAGACATAGGTTATGGAGCGCCCCGTAAAAGTCGTTGTTGCTGCGGCTTGCCATCGTACCAACCGGCGTATGCGTGTAAAACCAGTCGTTCGTGCCGCCGGCTACAACCACTAAATCGGCGGTCGCTGACATACTGGCATACCGCGTAACCATCGGATTGCGATCCGCAGGGGCTGACTCTTTAACAGCGATTGTGCTGCCGCTAATCCCGTAATTATTTTCGACCAGGCCAAGTAGGGTGGACGCCCGGGACGAGTACCGGTATGCGGACGAGGACGCGCCGACTCCCTGTGTAATGCTGTCGCCTAAAAAGTTTGCCTCTTTTCCCGGCCAATAACTACCGATATTCGCCACCTGGGCGCCACCGACGTAAATAACGCGCAAGCTACCGGTAGTGCGGCCGGAGGTGTTTGTCCGCAAGCTGATGTGCGTCCACGCGCCGTTAAGGGCTGGAAAATTGGATGCGTCGATAGTGAGATCAGCGCCCGCAGCCAGGCTAGGAAAATCGGCTTGAGCCCTGTGGAGTTCTGTGCCTGCCTCATCTCGTAAAAAACCGTAGGCGCGAATGTGTGTAACAGGAACGTCCGTTCCATTTTTAATGATGATCTGAATCCCGCGCTTATCCCCTACTGCGAAGCCCAAATTGCTTGCACTGCTATTGATCTCGTCACCCCAAAACAAAAAGTTGGCTACCTCAGACGTTGCGTCTCGCAGCACCTCGACAGGGCCGCTACCGCCCCCAGCTATTGGCTGCCCATTTTTAAGGATCGCACCGGTGCCGACAAGCTCAATCTCGCCGCCAATAACCCACTTGTCGCCGCGCATCCTGTAATTTTTAGCCGTCGATCCCGACATACCATCACTCCTCCTCCGTATATGCGTGTTGTAGTTGAGCCATGATGGACTGGACCGTAAAACGCACTTTATCCGACGGCTGTTGACCGATCAGATCGCGGTTTTCGTACCAGTCCGCGCAAAGTACAAGGCAGAAGAGTTTTGCAAGCTGATTTGTGCTGTCAAACTCAACCTCAGTCGCATTATGCAGATACGTCTCCGCAGCGCCGATCAACATCTCGATCAGACTGTCTTCGTCTTCCCCGTCGATGCGTAACCAGGTTTTTGCTTCCTCAAGCGTCAGAATCATCGGCATCAGCGCCTTTCTTACCGCGCTTCGGTTTCTCGGCGGGCTTCGGTTTCTCGGGCTCGACCAGATACCCCGTTTTCACAAGATATGTCACGCGCTTCTTGTCGTCATCCGGGTAATCGTCGCCGACGCTATACCGCTTCATGTCGTGGTAACGCTCACGAAAAGCTTTGATCACTTTTGCCACGCTATCACCTCCAAAAAGAGGCGGGATAGCCCCGCCCCTCATTACGGCGTATCCGAAATGTCGAGTTGGCCGAATACGGCAGCCGCGCCATCCCACTTGACATAGTCATCGCGCATGATGGTACGCAGCTCCGTGGTGTCGCGTCTCCATGCGTCGCCGCCCTCGCGGGTGCTGGCGAGCTCGAAGAAACGGCGGTTGAACAGCACCATGAACTGCTTGAGATTGCCGATGATAAGCGGCGCAAGCGCGTTATCTGTATCGGTAGGAAGGTTTCGGTTGCTAACCACGACAATCTGACGACCCTTGTACAGCTTACGTCCAGGCTGGGTAAAGTCATCTTGCAGGATCGGGCGACCATTGCCGTCAACTTGGTTATCGAGCCAGTTCCAGCCGTCTTGGTTGGTCAGGATGATCGACGTGCGGCTGATTGCCGGATCGAGCGTGACGTTAAGCACCTTGTTGATTGCCGTGAGATCAGCCAACGTTTGCGGCGTCAAGGTATTGAGCAAGTTGATGATCTGCGTGTTGCGCGTATGCGCTGCTTTGCGTGCGATCCAGTTGGTGACGTACCCGAGCAGGTTTGCGTCATTGTCGGCCAATAGCTCGTTCGTGAGCGGCAAGTATCCAGCACGCTTTTTGACCTTGTACGTAACCGTCGTAAATTTCGGGTTGTCCGTCGGCTGAATCTCGCCGTACTCATCAACGACCGCAAAAGGCGTCATGTCTGCATCAGTCTCCAGTACACGGGAGCCGGATAAAGTCGAGACGTTCTCAACTGTCACGTACTGCGACAAGTCGTTCCATTCGCGCATCAGTGTATTGATCTGCGTCTGGATGTCCTGCGGCACAACGATACCGACATCACCATCCGGAATGGCCGGGTTGGTGTTGCCTTCATTCATAACGGCGCGGCGCTCGTATTCAGCGATGATGGAGCGCTGTTCTGCCGTGATCGGGCGGCGGCGGATGCCCTGCAGAAAGATTCCGCGATATTCAGCTTCGAGTTCCTTCATATCGCGTTCTTCGACGTTCCCGTTTTCGTTCAGTTCAGTTCCACCTAGCGCGCGGGCTTCGGTTTCTTCGAGTTCGCGTTGCAAGTCAACTTTAGCTTGCAAAGAGCGTACTTCTTCCATCTTGTCTTTCGCTTCTTGTACCTTGTCCTCAGCCAGCAGGCTACGGACTTCTTGCTTTGCCGTGTCCAGTTTGGACAGCAGTGCTCTCAGTTCTTTGGTCACTTTTCGTTCACCTCGAAATAGATTTTTGTCAAACAAAAAGCTCAACCGTAAAGGTCGAGCTCAAGAGATAGCTTTTCTTTTTCGTACTGATCGGCGGCTCGTTGTTCAGACTTCTTAAACTCCTCCAAGCCGCGAGCACTGACTTCGTTCGCCGGGTATGCCGGAAATGCGACTGGACTGATTTCGTAAAGCTCTGCGTCAAGTATCGTTCGGCGGTATATTTTCCCGTCGTCTCGATCTTCTGTTGACCACTTATCCTTGGTCACGCGCATACCAAAGCTTACACCGTCAACATCTCCGCGCTGGATCAGTTCCCATGCATCATTCCCGACGCTTGTGTTGGGGATGTCGAGCTCGAATCGTAATTCTTTTTGTCCGTCAAACACTCGCAATGTCCCGGATTTCGTGTTACCGAGTACTTGGCTTGTGTCATGGCTCCACAAACCGACAACATCCCGGACTTTCAGACTCTCAGAAAATGCGCCTGTCGCAATTTGCTCCACGATGATGTCGTCCCACCAATCACGCATTTCCGCGCTATCTGTTTCATACTTAATCGATCCGGTGATGGTACGCTTACCGTCCTCACCTTCGGCGGCCCGAATCTCAATCGTCGTTGGTAGTGCTCGGATTTCCTTCTCCGGCACCTTCTTCTCCTTGTCCAGCTCCATCACCTCCCTTCCGGTATGCTGCGCCGACCTCCGTCAGTTTCACCATATTGCCGTTGACGATCAATACATCGCCGCCTTCCATGGGCGGGTCCTCTTCGAGCGCCCGAACTTCATTCGGCGTCTTAAATCCAGACTGGATCGCCGTCTTGTACGCCTCATACCGAGACTTGATGTCCGCTCGAAGTATAGCATCAGCGTTTGCGCGAATAAAAAAGCCGTCCTCGATCTCTTCGTCGAGAAACAGCTTATATGTCGACTCCTGCTCGTATCCGGTGAGGATTGGCTGGAGTGTGTCGGTATAAAACTCCTTCTGTTGCTCAGTCGTGTTGTTGTACGTCGCTCTGGACAAGTCATTGAGCTGGTGCATCTTGATGCCAAATGCCGCGGCGATCTGCCGGATAGTCAGCTGTGCGTTTTCGATAAATTGAGCGTCTTCAAGAGTGATTGCAATCGGCTCAAACTTGTACCCGATCGGCATGAGCGCAATTCGATGCGCGTTGTTCAGGCCACTGGACATCGACTCGAATTTCTCACGGAAGTTGCGTTTAGCCTTTTCATCCAAATCCCCGACATACTGTATGAGCCCTTTAACCTGCAAACCTTGCTTGTAAAACCGGTTGATAAACTCGTTAGCCTGTCCCTGATTTTCAATCGACGCTCGAAGTTGGTCAATCGGCGACAATCCAACAATCCCGTTAAGCGTCAATCCGCCGCGAAAGTGCAGCATCTCATCAGCCGGCACCTTACGCTGCTCATAGCCGAGATCAACCACGTACCACAGCCTAGAGCGCGGTTGCATGATGTTTGACAATCCGGTGTCGTCATCGACGTAGATCGTGACTTTGTTGTAGTCGATCGGCCAGAGGGCGACTGGCTTACCTGTACGTGGGTCGAACTCGATGTTGACAAACGAGTTGCCGTAAATACAATTCTGCGTCTCCGTGACTTTCCAAAAGTCGTATGCCGACATAAATGGGTTCGGCCGGAGGCGTAAGAGTTTCGCAACGTGATGTTTACTATGCTTGCGCACCCCGTAGTCGTCTTCCTGGTACACCTTAAAAGGAAGTTTTGCCACCGACTCAGAGCGAATCCGGACGCAGGCATATACGGTATCGATCTTAAGAGCACCTTTTCCTTTGACGCTAATTTCGTCTAGATCAATTCCCAGTACTTCGGCAAGTCGCCGATCGTCCACATTCAGTTCCAACGATTCTCGTTTCTCTTCAATTCCGAGCCATCGCCGGGCAAGGTCTTTGATTGCCAGTTTTCTCACCGCCTTTCAGACAAAATAAAAAGCCGCTTATAGCGGCTTAAATCTCTTGAATGATAAATGAAGCATAGTTTGCGGACATTGTCGCTGAAGAAGCACCTGTATTTCTTACCGCAAAACTATCATTGTCATCATCCCAATCGATGTCTGGCAGTTCGCCAGGATCGATCTTACCGCCGCCGATGCCCCTCAATAGCTCAACTAAGTCATAGACCTTCCCATCCGACCCTGTAACGAGCGCGGTTTGCGGTGTGTATTTTCGGGCACTCACTTCGTCAGACAGCGGAGTGCCACCGCCGAGCAAATCCACGATGTTATGGACCGTGCCATCACTTGCCACAATGTCCCCCGATTTTGGTGTGTATCGTTTAGTCAACTTAGTCACCCCCAAAGTTTGTTCAGGAAATCCTCGTTCGCAAACTCGGAAACATCCAAGCTGATTTCCTCAAACAGCATCGCCGTCGCCATCGCGTCAATCAACGCAACGGTAAGGTCGATGCGGTCCGCAGACTTGTTTTTCATCGGCTTAATGTTTTCGTTCCCGTCCACGGCTACAACGACATTCCCCCAACACCAGCGGGCAACCGGGTTTTCTTCGTGCGTGATCAGTCCACGCTTCATGAGTTGCTCGATTAGTTTCATGGCCGGGCTCATGCTCGCCATGTTCTGCGGGATCTCCACCGTATCAACGCCCTGCCTGATAAGCCGTTGCGTGAGCATTCGGCTATTCCACGGGTCAGCGCCGACGGTGTGCAGGTCATATTGCTTGCTCGCAGCGACCAGGCGTGCCTCGACAAAGTCGTAATCGACGACGTTCCCTGGTGTGGCGTGAAGATATTTCGCATTAACCCAGCGATCATACGGCACTTTGTCCCGAAGTACACGCTCACGCATGTTTTCCTCCGGAATCCATGCGTCGTGGATGAACCGCCAATCCGGGATACCTTCCTGCGGCGGGAACAAGTAAACCGCCCCGGTGAGATCGATCGTGCTGGACAAATCCAACCCGACATAGCAACGCTTGCCTACCAACTCCGACAGCGACCATTCGCCTTTCGTTTGGTCCCACAGCGTCAGCGGCATCCAACCGGTACGCTTGAGCGACACCCACTGGTTAAGACGAAGCCAACGAAAAAGACGCTCTGCAGCTTCGCTATTGCGGGCTGCAAGCGCCTCTTGTCTAACACTCTCTATGCTGATCGTATGTCCCAGACTTGGGTTGGCCTGGTACCACGTTTTTTCATCGAAAATATCTGCATCCTCGGGAGCGCTGTATATTTTGACGTACCAGTATGGATCGTCAAGTTCCCCGGCGGCGATCTTAGTTGCCTGCTCGTGTATTTCCCAGCCGATAGACTTCCGGTCTGGGTCGTCGCCAGCCGTCGTAATAACCCACCAAATCGGCTCTTTCCGGGCAGCTCCGGCGCCGAATGTCATCACATCCCACAGGTCGCGGTTTGGCTGCGCGTGCAGCTCGTCGAAGATGACGACCGTCGGGTTAATGCCGTGCTTGGTGTATGCTTCAGCCGACAGGACTTTCAGTGTCGTGCCAGTCAGCTTGTTTTTAATCTCCTTGCGACTATCCAGCACTTTCAGTACGCCATCGAATTCCGGCTCTTGCTCGATCATTCCGATCGCAGCCTTATAAACAAGCTCGGCCTGTCCACGGTCGGCCGCACAACAGTAAATTTGCCCGCCGGGACCATCACATACCAGGTGATAGAGTGCAATGGCAGCGATCAGGGACGTTTTCCCGTTTTTCTTTGGGATTTCGAGGTATGCATATCTATATTGTCGGTACCCATCGTCCTTTACTGTGCCATAGACATCCCAGAGGATCTCATGCTGCCAATCGAGCAGCACGAACGGCTGACCGTAAAAATCGTCGACAGCATGGAGCATCTGCACGAATTCGATAACTTCGAGCGCGCGCTGCTTGTCATGAGCCATGAGCACCACGCCTGTTCAGGAACTGCGCCATCGGGGATTTCTTCTCGTTATCAGATTTCACCATGCCTGCTCGAGCGCGGGAAACCGGATCGAGTAAAAGCACCTCCCCATATTTTTTCATCTGCACCGCGGCTTCATTGGCGACAGTCAACCATGGATTCTTTCTTACGCGGTTATCACTTCTGCTCACATACACTTCCGAAGTCTCTCTAACCTTCTCCATTGCCTTTCTGTATGTTACCAGCGCTTCGCAGTATATCTCAAGTGCGTTGACGTCCAGATCGGTTACAATCGGTTTGTCCAGTTCGCGATAGAGCTTTACAATCCTGCGCCACTCCTTCTTGGCTTCTGGACTGAGATGAGCGGGACATCGCAACTTTGCCGAGTCGATATTCGGCTCATTCTTCCTTCTGCTTTCGATATCCTTTTTTGTCAGGCGATTATTGTCATTTGTCAAAACCATCAGCTCTACAGGATATGCCTTCCGACCAGCCATCTTCACCACCTCAAATCAGTTTGACTGCTTTTTGTCCCGTGAACTGTTCCCACCTTTTCACGATAACATCGCAATACCGCTCGTCCAGCTCCATCGCAAAGCATTTGCGCCCCAGCTGCTCGGCGGCGATCAGCGTCGAACCGCTACCGCCGAATGGATCTAGGACGATATCTCCTTCGCGCGAAGAGTTACTGATCGCCCGCGCACATAGCTTGATCGGTTTCATCGTAGGATGTTCGCCGTTCCGTATTGGTTTTTCAATCCGCCAAGTCGTAGTTATCTCGTCTGACAACGCTTCAAGTACGGTATATTCTGGGACCTTCAAAACAACCTTCTTCGTCCCGTTATTGAAGGTAATCTGGAAATTGCCGTCCACCTTGTTCACGAACACACCGTCTTCACTTTGTATGATTGTTGATTGTTTTCTCCCGCCATACCACGCATGCTTCGCACCTGGTTTCCAACCATAAAGAATCGGCTCATGCTGCCAGTGATGGTCTTGCCGCCCCATGACGATAGTATTCTTCACCCATATGATCGTCTGTTTCAGAAGCCATCCGGAATCTTTCAAAGCTTTCCGAAAGTTCAGACCCTCGCTATCGGCATGGCAAACATAAATCGCAGCTCCCGGCTTCGCTACCTGAAACATTGATGTGAATGCGTCATATAAAAAGGCGTAAAATTTCTCATCAGCCATTTTGTCATTTTTGATTTTCAGCTCGTCCTTCGTCTTACCTACGTAGTTTACATTGTATGGCGGGTCCGTGAACACCATATCCGCCTGACTACCATCCATCAGCACACTCATATCTTTTTCGAGCGTTGCGTCGCCGCACATGAGTCGATGCTGACCAAGCTGATAGATGTTTCCGGGCTTTGTTTCTGCGACCTCAGGCAAAGCTTCGTCGACATCGAAGTCATCCTCCTCCGGCTCCGGTTTCGGAGGTTCAAAACCGAAGGGCTGCATGTCGAAGTCGGCATTATAGAGGTCCTCAAGCTCTTGCCCGAGCAGATCAGCATTCCATTCCGCAAACTCCGCAGTCTTGTTATCCGCCAAACGGTAAGCTTTCACTTGCTCAGGTGTCAGGTCTGTCGCGTATACAACCGGCACCTCGGTCAAACCTAACTTTCTGGCTGCCTTCCAACGCGTGTGTCCTGCAATGATAACGCCATGCGCGTCAACAACGATCGGCTGTTTGAAGCCAAACTCCTTGATGCTGTTTGCAACCTTATCAACTGCCGCATCATTTATCCTCGGATTGCGCTCATACGGTTTGATGTTATCGATCGAAATGTTCTGCACCTTCATAGTTGCCCATCACCGCCCCAAAAATCGTTTCAAAAATCGAAAAAAATTTGCGTGTGGGTGGGGGCGCGGCCTTCCGCGCGGCCTTTCAAACATTTTACCCTCCCCCTCGGGTTTTAAATGACGTGAGCCCAGTACCTTCGATGACAAATATCCTTAACTTGCACTCACCCCAACTTGCTATGATCAATCTTCGCATGACATCTATCACATAACGAAACTAGGTTGTCTAACCGAAGTCTCAAGTCCCAATTAACTTTAACTGGTACTTTATGGTGTACCATGTCCGCTGGTGTAATCCTCTGCTCAAACAGGCACGCCTGACATAGTCCTGCATCACGCATCAGCGCTTGCTCTCGTACTCGACGCCATGGCAGCGACTTGTAAAACGCAGCTGCCTGCTTATCCCTCTGCTGCTCGTCATATCGCTTATGTCGTTCCTTGCGCTGCTGTTCAGCTAAGTACACATGCTCGGCGCAATACCGCTCGGCTGTAAGGTTTCGGCAGCCTGGTTTGTTGCATGGGCGCATTGGTTTACTTGGCATGGTCCAACCTCAACCGGTCATTGTGTCGTTCCGCCCAGCTTAACGCTGCCGGCAGGTCCATGTTTACGAATGGCAGATTCCAACCGTATGACCAATGAATGTGATGTACGCGGTGAATGCCTGTTGTGCGTTGCAAGAACCGATAGATTTTCTTTTTCACTTCAATCCCTCCAGTTTTATAAAATAAAAAACCACCCTCGCGACCCTGGGGAGCGAGAATGATTTTGATGCACAAATGTGAGATGTTCACAGGTATATATTTCTTTATAGTTTTCTTTATAGTTTTCTTTAGGCATCGCGCTCTAATGAAGGAAAAATTTCAACTGTACTCTAATTAGCGGACAGTAGTGTACTCTATTTAGAGGACAGTCTGTACTCTATTTAGAGGACACCTGCAACTGTACTCTAAAACGAGGACGCTTTGCCGAAATTCCTTGATACATAAGGCTTTTTACGCTTAGGTGTACTCTAATTAGCGGACACCCGAAAAAGTGTACTCTATTTAGCGGACAGTTCGAGGGCGAAGAAGTATCTCCGCATCGGCAACACCAAACAATTCCGGGCGCTCGTTATCCTTGTTCCTGCCGCCGCATTCCGGGCAGACGATCCGCATCGGCTTCACGCCTCGCTGGACGAAGAAGTATGTGTCACATGGGTAACAGACGAACGCCAGCACTTCGTAACGGACCGGCTTCGGTAGCTGTACGACGTTCTTCGGCTTCATCGCTCGTTCGTCACCTCTTCGAAGTGGTAGTGAAGCGCTAGTATTATGCTCTGGCGCATATTCCGCCACCACGCATGATATAGATGCGGCCATTATTGACGCTGGCCGCTGGCGTTCCCGATCCGCACCTTACCGCCTGGGATCAACGGGAAAGGAGGTTGCAGCACGCTTTTGACCTTTGCCCCGGTCACGCGGGTGCTAAAGCTGCATTTGGGGAGGTGCGGAGTAAATACAAAAAGCGCCCTTTCGGACGCTTCTGCTGATGATATAATCATAACGCATAAAAATAATCATATCTTATGCGTTTTATCTATAATTCGTCGATGATTTTTCTTTGCCTGCGTTTTTGGTTTGGAGTATAATCTAGTCAAAAACCAAAGGAGGATATACATGCTTAAAGCGGATTATCTCTCATCCCTCGGCATTGAGAGCATCATCAATTACTTGCGCAAGTCCCGCGCTGACGAGGAGCACGAACGGAAAACCGGCGAGGACGTGCTGCGGGCGCAAAAAGAGCTCATGGATAGGTTTCTTGATCCGCTCGGCATCCCTTTTGAGCAACGGCTTGAGGTTGGCAGCGGTGACAAAATTGCGACACGCCCTGTTTTCCAGTCTGTGCTTCAGGAATTGCAGGCCGGAAAATACCAAGCGATCGCCGTCAAAGAAATCTCCCGCATGGGCCGTGGATCATATACCGATATGGGCATCATCTATGATCTGCTCGTCGAAAAGCGCATTTTCGTGATCACACCCTACAAACTGTACGACCCGGCGAATTCGGCTGACCTGCGGCAAATTCGGTTTGAGCTTTTCATGAGCCGCGAAGAATTTGAAACGACGCGAGAGCGCCTCTTTGGCGGCCGCGTGAACAATGCGATGGAAGGCCGCTGGGTAGCTGGCGCAGCTCCGTTCGGATTCGTGTACAACAAAACGACCAAGAAGCTCGAAATTAACGAAGATGAAGCCGCTGTCGTTCGGCAGATATTCGATTACTACGTAAACGGCGTACCAGATAAAAACGGGAAAAAGCGTGATGTCAGTTTCCGCGCCCTGGCCACCTACCTGAAACGCTACACGCCGATCCGCACGCCCCGCGGGTATCGGGAATGGCGACCTATTCAATTGCGGCAACTTATCACCAACGAACGCTATATCGGAACGATGCGCTTCCGCACTACAAAGCGTGTCGGCGGAAAACAAGTGCCGCGCCCGGAAGAGGAGCATATCATTGTGCCGGATGCCGTGCCAGCGATCATCGACCGCGAAACGTGGGAGCGGGCGCAGGCTAAGGTGGCAGATTCTGCACATAAGCCGCGCACGCGCATGGATTTTTCGCCGTGCGAGTTGGCCGGACTTTGCATCTGTATGCGCTGCGGTCGCCGCATGGTGAGACAGTACAGCGTACAGCACTATCGCAAACAAAACGGCGAGGTCAACGTCTATCACAAGGAATTTTTATGGTGCACGACGGCCGGGTGCACATTTGTAAAATACCGGTCCATCGAGGAAGACTTGCTGGAATTGCTCCGCCACTTTCGCGATCTGGACGCCGACCGCTTGGAAGAACAAATATCGGCCATTCTGGCGGCCGAGAAGGCCCCGCAGAGCCACGATGATATGACGGAATACATTGACCAACGGGAACGCGAATTGAAGGCCAGAATGCGGTTTATTTACGAGAAATACGAAACGGGGATTTATACCGACGAAATGTTTATAGAGAGAAAGACAGAGATCGATGTGGAGCTGAAACAACTAGAGGAAATGAAAGCGCGGGCGGAAACGGCTGCGAACGAGGAGCAAAAGGCGGAGATCGACACCCAAGCAGTCAAGAAGAACTTAACGAGCATCCTAGATGCCTACAATGCAGCCGATGACAAAAGCGACCGAAACAGGATTTTGCGCGCGGTATTTGACCACATACACGTCGAACTGATCGAGCGTGGACGCGGCAGAATCCCGGCGAAATACGTGCTTTATCCAGTTCTAAAAAAAGACTTGACTCGCTCGGGATTTTTGGTATTATGAAGACATAACCTATTCGTCTGCGGAGATGAGCGCGAATCTGCCCGCTTTGAAATTGCCTTCCTGGGTCAGCGAAAGCAAATTCCACAAAAATTTCTCGTCGCACTTGAGCATCTCCTGGAATTCCATGAGGCCGCGGTTGGCCTTGTTCAGCTCGCCGTCGAACCGGTACGCCCGCGGGTCCGATTCAGAGCCGTATTCGGTGATCGTGGAAAAATCGATGCTGCCCGTCAAGTCGGCAATATCCTGCGACTTCGGGTCGGACGGGCTGAAGGTGCCGATGCCGATCCGGTTTTCCTCCGAAATGAGCACGCGCTCCACAAGCACTTCTTCGATGCGGCCGTTATACTGGTCCCGCAGCCGCTGCTGGCATGAAGGGCACAGATTCCCCTCGATCTTGACGCCGAGCTCCTGCTCCACCTCCGGACGGAGCTCGTTTGGAATCAGATGAAGCGGCTCCTCGTGCATCGGGCAGCCCTTGATCGCGTAGACCGCCCCTTCGTCCGTGCGCGAGAACTGCTCCAAGCCCCGCTTCAGCATCGTCACGATCGTCGATTTGCCGCCGCTCACCGGCCCCATCAGCAGCAAAATCCGCTTGCGAACGTCCAGCCGCCGCGCCGCCGAATGAAAGTATTCCTCGACCAGCTTCTCGATGGCGCGATCGAGCCCGAAAATTTCCTTGTCGAAAAAATGATATTTTCTCCGCCCGTTCTCCTCCGTGATGCCTTGGGAGGCGATCATTTCGTACACCCTGGCATGCGCGGTCATCGCCAGCCGCGGATTTTCGCGAATCTTGCGAATATAGTCGGCGAACGTTCCGGTCCAGGCCAATCTTTCGGTTTCTGTTCGGTGTTCGGCGATTTTTTTGAAAATATCCAT